GATCATCTGGCGATGAAGCTGTGGGAGGTCGTAGATTTGTGGGGTGGCCTGCGCCATCTGCAACACGGTTTGGTACTGGACCACTCGTTGGGCCATCGTGCTGCTGTTGGGGTCGCTGACGGGGATTACTTCCACCATGGCGTAATCGGCGCGTCGCGCGCGGGGTTCACCACGATCAGGCACGTACATGTACTCTTCTGGCGCGTACTCAGAGATGATCTTTCTCAGGAGTTTAAACTCCTGCTTCATCGAGTAGTGCACCCTAGATTGCACCGCAGCCATGGGCTTTAGGGTACGTTCTAAAAGAGCAAGTGTGGTTCCAACAGGAGCATTTGCACTCATGTCGGATATGTTCATGTCTGAGATAGCGCCTAAACGTCGGCCTTCTTCTGTGATCTGCTGCAATAATGCTAGCAACGTCTGAGAAGGTTCTTTGTATGGCAGCGGCATGATGTTATCGCGGATGCTGCCAGACGGCACATCTACATCACGGAATTCGCCCGGACCAATCGGTGTGTCGTCGCCCTTAACTCGTAGTCCCCTAGATTTGAGACCACCGGGGAGATTGGATAGTGTTCCAGCGTCCACGAGCTGACGGATAATACTAGTGCCAGCTTTAGCATAACCACCAATAATGTGAATGAGGCCGAGTCCATAAAATCCAAATCCGGGGACGTACGCATAGTGTACGAAATGTTGACGCTTGAGCGCCAAAGGATCGTCAGGGTTCCAGTTGCGGCGTACAGCCAGCACTTCGCCCGTACCCTTCTCAAGCGTTACTACATAAGGCTTTGCGACGGTTAGCCCGTCGGAATCACCTTCCTCGTCAGCGCCGTCAATACCGTCAATAATCAGGTCAGCATGTACTTCTAATACGGTGTAACGGTCGTCTGAAGTGAGTGAAACTCCAGATTGCTCCGCCTTAGCTTCCTCAATATCGGAGAAAAACGACACCGGATCGCCCAGCTCAACCTCACGATAGAAGCCGCCAGCTTGCAGTTTAATCAGCTCGTTTTTTGTCTTGCGCATTACGTGCGTAACACGTTCGGCAGATTCAATGTTTGAAGCGCCGTAGGGGACAATCACATCTTCAGCGGGGATATACAGTGCTACCTGACGCCCTAAGTTCGGGTCAAAGTACACCTTCTTAAACGCAGAACCTGCCAAGCCAAGGCTGTACAGTAGCCTCTCATGCTCGGGGCGGTATTCTACCATAACCTCGGTCAATTCGTAATTCATATCCGTCTTGACACGCATGGCTGCGTCTTCTTTATCCTTAGTCGGCTCGCCAAGAATCTTAGTCTTTACAGGCCCGGCAGCAGGAAACGTCTCACTCATGGCCTCGGCTTGGAACCGGATAGCGGCTTCCGCCAAAATGTTGCTGTATACGCCACAGGCGTTTTCCCAAGGCTCTACACGCTCTTCGTATTTAAAGCCCAGTACATCAAGACCTCGCACATAACTATCAGCCCAGTCACGGCGTGCAGCCATGTCACCTTCGATAGCCTCGCAAAGATCACTGGAAATAGACTGTAGCTGCTGGTCACTAAGATAGTCAGCAAGGTTCGCATCAAAAGGCGCCATGTCGATCTCTTCGATCTCTTCACCAAAGCTAATCTCAACGCTGCCGTCATCAAGCTCTACCATCACGGGCAGGTCTTCTTCGGTGGCGATAGCCATCTCAATCATGGCGTCGGGTTCGCCCATTTCGTTTTCCATGCCCTCGGGCATCCCGTACAATCCTTTTTCAATAGCCATTAGTAATATCCGCCTCGTCGTCTATATAAAGACTCACTTTCCGCTTCGTCAGTTGGTAGGGATATAAATCCGCCTTGACGAAAACGCATCAATGCCATTATGGTAGTATCCACCAAGTCATCGTGCGACATGAACGGAAATCCAGCTACTTCTTCTACTAGCTCTTCCGCCCAACGTGTTTGGGGTACATACACAAGTCCAGATCGTACTATATCAGCAACCGAGTTCAAACGCGCAGTTTTATCGCCCGAGCCTCTGTGTGGTGTGTATTCTTGGATCATCAGCCCAGATCGACGCATTTCTTGATATAGCGGCGTACCACTACTTTTCTTCTCCACAATAAACGCGTCCGGCTCCCACTCCTCGTACTGCTCCATTGCCAGCTCTTTTAGCTCTGGAAATTCTAGCCGCTTCTTGATGGAGTTAAGCAGGATGATGCAGTAGCAGTTCTCTTCCTCGTTAAAGAAAACACCCCACGTGGTCAGCGCCGTGTAGTCAGCTCGGTTGTTCTTCTCGGCTGCGGCGTCGAGCGTCATTATCAAATACTCACATGCGGGCGGGTCGTCGTGTGGCCACTCCTTCCACCACTCGCGCTTAACCAGCGCAGCTTCTTCTGCCGTAGGCTTCTGCTGATACTGGGCATTCCACTGGAACACCGGCATCGACGCTTTTGTGCGGTACAGGGCGTCTAAGTTAAAGAACTCAGGCCACAGGGGCTTTTCTGTAGTTAGGGTCTTTGCGTTCTTACCACTACCTACTTCCCGCTCAACCTCCAAAACCGCTGGGAATTCAATAACTTCGTATTTATCGGCCAGATCATTCTGGGCCATGTCCCGTACTACCCTGCCGGTCAAATCGTCTAAGTGCCATCTAGTCTGTACAATAGCGATCCGCCCACCGGGCATGAGACGCGTACGAGCACCGAACGTAAACCACTCGTAGGCTTTGTCGAAAACATCCAAGTTACCGCTGATGATGTCTTGTTCGTTATGCGGGTCATCTACAAGTAGCAGGTGGGCACCACGACCGGCGAGCGCCGAGCCAACACCACAAGCGAAATACTCTCCGCCAGCACTTGTGTTCCAACGCCCCGCTGATTTCGAGTCCGACGCTAGCTGCACATGGGGGAATATGGCTTGGTACTCAGGAGTGGAGATCAGGTTACGCACCTTCCGTCCAAAGTCCACCGCAAGGTCTGTAGTGTGGGACACCATCAGCACCTTCTTATCTGGGTTACGCCCCAAGAACCACGCCGGAAAATAGATAGAGATAAGCTGGCTTTTGCCGTGACGAGGCGGCATGTTTACACAAATACGGTCTTTGCCTGTGTCGGGCAGGTCCTCTCCGTCGTCGGAATACTCTTTACCCCGCTCAATATCCATAAGCATGTCAGCTAGGATGCGGTGGTGTTTGCCTACCTTATAGTCAGCCTGCATCTGTTTGCAGAATTCTATCAAATCGTTGTATGCCGCCTCGGCGCGCTGCCTAGCCTCTAGCTCTTCTACTATCTTTAGTATCTCTTCCTGCTCTTCGGGGGTGTAGGAGTTCAGGTTTTGTAGGAGCAGGTCAAGTTCAGCGGCAGTAAACTGCGCAGGCGCAGTCGGGATAGGAGCTATGGTCGTGTTTGCTAGCTCTTCGAGGGTTCTAGGCATCGTCGCCCTGCTCCCCGTCCACTTCGTACACGCCGTCGGCGTTCATTTTCAGGACTTCTAGCTTCTCACGTAGCTTTTCGCGCAGTTCTGCGGCGTTTTGGTGAGTTACCGTAATTTCTTTGCGCTCTGTAAACAGCCCAACGTCGGTCATCTTACCCAAAAGCTCCAAAGCACGGATGCGTATGCGGGCGTCGGCGTTCTCTGTCTCCAGAATCAGCTTGTTAACAACCGTGTTTCTAATTTCAGCGGAGTGGGTAGCGACTAAGTGCCCGAACTCTTTCAGGATGTCGTTGGTCTGGATGATTACGGCGGGGGTCAGGCTGTTAACTCGAGTGTCGCTTACTGCTTGGGAGGTCTTCTCCACGTTTTCTGCGTAGGAAGTAGCCAGCGTAGCGGCAATATCGTTATCCACGTCGTCAGGTACATCATCGAACTCTAAGCCGTGATGCTCTAACTCGTTTATCGTATTGCATGCAGCTTCTACACGAGCCTTTAGGTCCATGTAGGGCACATCGTCTGGTATTTCCATACCGAACTCAGGGTCGAGGGCCATAGCCATCTATGTATTACCTTTTAAATGCAAGCAGTTACGCCGTTGAGCGGAGTATAGGACACAAAAAATTTTAATACAACAAGGGTTTGGGTCCCATGACGGGGGGTGTTCCATATATAGAGGGGGTGGGGTGCGCAGTAGCGGCATAGTAGAAAAGAGGGGGTGGGGTAGGGCAACTTGTTGTGGGCTGATACTTAGGTGCCCGGTACGTTAAGTTTGGTTACATGGGTAGTTTTGCTTGGTTTTTACCCAGATACCAAATCATTTGAGTAAAATAGTATTACATACGCGGCATGGTACCAGCGTGCACAAAGTGGGGGGTGGGTAGGGGGTAGGGGGCAAGGCAGGCAGCACCCACAGAAAAGGCGGTGCCCCAACGCATCGCGCGTAAACCTGCACAGAATCCCCGTTGTTATGGAATTCCATAACAAAAAACACTAAGCGAATCAAAGACTTACGGCGCCACTTGACTAGGTAAACTTGTTTTGCTAACTTAGAAACCGTCAACGAAACGGGGGGTTCCCGTGGGAGACAAACCTTAATAGGAGCTACAAAATGGCTACATTAGCTAAAGCAATTTCAAAGACTATTGGCGCGGAAATCCAAGACTACACGAAGGGCAAGACCGGCGCGCACGGCAAGCTAACAGCGGTTTGCGATCTACTGGTAGCGGACGGCCACACGGATCTACTGGCCTACCGAGCACCTGCCAAGGGCGAGGATCGCACCTTCTACGATAGCTGCATCGCCAACATCGTGAAGGGATTCCCTGCCCATGCGCAAAAACTCTGCGCGCTACCTAAGAAGGAGGTGCCCGAGGCAGACCATGCCGAGCGTATATACTGGCTGCAACGCAAGGGCGCCGATATGGGCGACATCCGCAACGCGATGGAAAGACGCCTAAAACGCGAGGGAAGCAAGGGCGCGACAACGCCGGTAGCACCGGAGACCAAAATCCTCGAAGCGCTGACCGCGGCATCTAAGAAGGCCGAGAAGTTAGAAACACCGAACTTCGATGTAGTGACCTTCAACAAGCACATCAACGCAGCGATCAAGATACTCGCTGGCAAGTAAGACGAAGAGGGAGCCGAGAGGCTCCCTTTTTTTGTACCCAAAATTTACTGATACCAGTTCTCTCACAGCGGGCTGCATGAGCGGCGTGCGACCCAGACTCACCGATACCAGTTCTCTCTCAGCGTGCCGCATGAGGCTTGGCAGGATTTGTTATGGAATTCCATAACAGGAGGAGCTTGTAACCACTGTAACCGCGTGTAACTTTTTGCTGGTTACAAGAATTTCGATTTTTTCAATTTTAGCGGTTTAGTTTTGTTGAGTTTAGTTAATTATTCTTTATATATATATATATTTTTTTTTTTTTTTTTTTTTTTAACTATTTTAAACATTTTAAACATGTTTTTCCCTATATATTTTTAGCCCTTCGCTATGAGGGGAAATTTTCCGACCCCTCCACCCCCTTTTGGGTTTGGGCAAAAAAGTAGGT